CCGTATAAGAGTTAACATTACTTATCCCATACCATAGCTAAAAAAATATGTCAACGGCTCTGGAGTTCTTTTACGCGGGTCTCTTTATACACTTCCCACATAATACGAAGCTGCCCGCTTATTGTGCGGCCTTCGGCTTTTGCGATTGTTCTAATCTGCTCATATACCTCAATTGGCACCAAGACAGACTTCCATTTAGTTATATCCATTAAGGAAAACTCCATATATAGCGTTTCTATAAGCGAATATATAGGAGATATGGTATGTACGCAAGAAAAAAAGGCCCCGCCGAAGCGGAGCCAGTTTAAGGGAGGAACACCATGAAAAAGCTTACTTAGCTTCACCCCAACTTGGGCCGATCTCTATGTCGCATTTACTTGGTATTTCCAATGGTACAGCATTTTCCATGATGTTGGCAATATTTTCTGCTGCCGCACGGTCTGGTACTGAGATAGCTATTTCATCGTGGATTTGAATCAGCGGGATGTGTCCTTGCTCATACATATTGACCATAGACTGCTTAGTCATGTCTGCGGCGGACGCCTGAATAAGCCTGTTTAGGGCTTTGTAGGTATATGCCCGTTTAAGCCTCGTTGTCTCGCCGTATTCGTCAATGGCTTTTTGGTACGGAAGAGCTTTGTTCATGGCAAAAGTGTCTGGCTCCCACAGATCAAAGCGGCATTTACGCCCCAATAAAGACCGCACAGAGCCTCCACTTGTTTTGTCGTTCAAACGTGCCTGAACACCGTTCATCAAGCCCTTAACGAACGGGACGCGATCATGGTACTGCTTAACCAGACTCTTGGCGTCATCTACGTCAATGTCCAGTTGCTCAGAAAGTTTGTTAACGCCCATCCCGTACATCATGCCTAGGTTAATCGTCTTCGCCTGTTTGCGATTGATCGACGCCATTTCTGCAACCATCGTATGAAAATCCATATCAGGATCGTGTCTATAAGCATTTACAAATTCCTCCACGCCCCGCATTGCGCCGCCGCGGTGTTTGTTAAATAGGTGTGCATAATGCACCAAGATGCGCGGTTCTTGCTGCGAGAAATCAATAGCCGCCCACTGCTCACCTTCTTCCGGCAGGAAAAGGCTGCGGATCATTGGCCCCAGTTCAGGGTCGCGGGCCGGAATTTGCTGTAGGTTGGGGTTAGACATTGAAATGCGCCCCGAAACCGTGCCGCCATCGTCTGATCTGATTTGGTTAATGTGCCCGTGGATACGCCCATCTGTCCGGCAGTGCTTCATAATTGTGTTGATGAAGGTGCCGCTAGTCTTGTTTAGGTTTCGGGCCTGCACGATTAGCTGTGCCAGTTCATGCGGGTGGTCTGTTAGGAAAGACTTTGTAAAAGACGGTGCGCCCTTTTCTGTTTTTGGGTAGGAAATGCTTAACTTATCAAAAGCTTTAGAAATTGAAGCAGCCGCCCAAAGCTCTACGTCCATACCGGCCACGGACTTTATTTGTTTGACTATATCCTTTTCTCTTTTAAGGAGCATGTTTCGGGTGCGCTCGACACGGTTTTGATCAATACGAACGCCGCGCCATGTCATGTCGATCAGGCAGGGCAGAAGCTTTAGTTCAAGGTCCGCGATATGCCACAAATCTTCTTTGGTCAGTTGTGTAGACAAGTAGTTCCACAGGTCTAGGGTTATCTCTGCGTCATTCTGAGCATAGGGGCCGACATACATGGCAGGCATCTTCCACATCTCTGCTTTGGGGTCGAGGCCGAACTCACGGGCAGCTTCCTGCAAAGTTTTCTCTGTCTTAATCTTGCCCAGCAAGTCGTAGCAAAGCGCATTCAGGCTGTAGCTAAACCGGTTTTCATCTAACAGAGCGGCTACCAGCATTGTGTCGATGATGCGCCCGTTTAGCTTGAAGCCCATCCGGCGTATCCAACCGGCATCGTACTGCGCGTTGTGCATGATCTTGTCGGCGGGGCACTCAAACACTTTCTTGAGCCACTTGTTGACAATGCGCTCATCTAAGTTACCCCCACCAAGGTGGCGGATAGGAATATATCCGGCCCAGTCTGCAACAGCTATTGCATAGCCCACAACCTCCCCGTCTCCGGTGGGCCATCCCGGCCCGTTAACTTTGATGTTTGGGTCGCGTGTTTCAACGTCGATAGCGATCTGCTTTGCATCAAAGATGTCTGGCAGTTCTGCGGGTGGAACCCATTCACTCTTGGGACCGAACATTGTCATTTGCAAACTCATTAGAAAAGTTCCGTATCAGAAATAGGTTTTTCGCCGCCCAACGCAGCATAGCCACAGATGTCGATCCACGAGTCTTCGTGGTCGGTCTTCATCAAGCGGGCAGACTTGACCATAATCATACAAAGCACAAACTGTTGCTCCGTTACTTCTTGCCCTAATACAACGGACCAGAGCTTCGCGATATCTTGAAAGTTCCGGTGTGCGTCGCCGTAATCTTTTGCACGGTCGCCGTTAATTAAATCGCCTGCGGTATCCAAAATTTCTTCACGTTTCATTGTATGTTTTCCCCTTCCGGTGGATTGGTTTTATTACATTTGGGGCAAGCGTCGGCATTTGCCGCGGTGTATCCAGCCCAAACTTTTTCATACCAGTCGTCGGGTGTCCGATGCCAAGTGTTCCACTTGTTGCTGCACTTCACGCACTCATAGTTCACATTTATCATGTGGTCTTGTATCTGAACGACGCTCATATCCAATAACTCCTGTTCATGTCTTCGGGTTCAATCAAGTAAAGGTTTTCCTTAGTACGAGTGACCCCTACATAAAACACTCTGTGTAAATCGTCAGGTGCTGCCTCCGAAGCTTTTTGCGCTGCGGGAGACAGGTCTGTGTATAGCACAACATTGTCGGCTTCGCCGCCTTTAGAGCCGTGAATCGTGGACAACGAAATGCGAGGCATTGCGTTAAATTTCTCGCCCCTACGTAGCAGAGCCGTGATGTACGCACGTTCGCTACTAGGCATCTTATCCATCGCCTCATGCCATATCATTTCGATAGTGGCTTTTAGGCCGTGGTTTTGTTGCAACTCGTCAAGGTTAGCTGTTTCATCATCATCTAAAGCAGGCAGTTTTTTAAATCCGCGCTTGACTCTGTCGCCAACAGACATATAACTGTAAATGGCTCGTGCAGCCTTTCCTGTAACTCTTTGACCCTTACGCAGTTGTTCCCATCCGTTGATGGCTTCACTTAGTTTCTCTGATATTGACCGGTTCCCGTTTCGGTTAAACAGAAACCCACGGCTTTTTAAGTCTTGGGCAGCGGCGTCTAAGAAATAATTAGCTTGGGCTAGCACGAGCCACGAACCTTCCTCAAAACCAATATATCCGGTGGTAGGTATCCGCTGCACGGAGCCGTGGTCCAGTTTAGGCAAGTAGGTTTTTGCTACGCGACGTTTAATGCGTTTAGCAATGCCTTCAGCTAATGGATGTACGGACGCTGGTACGCGGTAAGATTGCTCTAGCACCTCGTAACCGCCATTCAGTCCGATAAAGTGTTCTACGTCTGCACCGGCCCAGCGATAAATAGCTTGGTCGTCGTCTCCCGCGCAATAGATGCGCTCAGAATTTTTTTCTAAGACATGAGCCACGTCCCATTGCAGAGGTGACAGATCCTGCGCCTCATCAATAAACGTGATTGCCAGACGTGGGCAGAACTGTGCGCCGTCTCGTACAAACACGTCCAGCATATCGGTAAAGTCGTACAGATCAAACCGGTTCTTATATTTAGTCATGCAGTCTGACACATACTTCACCGTGGACCACGGGTCGTCTAATCCGCTTTCGTCATACTGTTGGCGAAGATCAACCTTGCGGAGCCTAGCTAAATTCAACAGGCTGATTATTGGGTTGTTGTTTTTATTCAGGTCGAAAGTTTCTTCACCGCCAAGGCCGCGTCTATCGCCGACAAGGTCGTGCCCGATTTCATGCCCCAACTCTTTATAATGCTCTGGCTGCATAACTTGGTCTGACCGAATGCCCGACAGCTTTAGTGCAAAGCTATGCAGCGTTCTGAACCAAGGCAGTTGAACAGGCTCAAAGTTAAACCTAGTGCAAGCTCGTTCGATGGCTTCGTTAGCCGCCTGCTTAGTAAAAGCAAAGTATCCGATATGCGCGGGGTCTACACCACGAGACAGAGCCTCATCCACTTTGTTAAGAAGAGCGGTGGTTTTCCCCGTTCCGGGCGGACCGTAAATGCGAAATATTTTGTTGTCCATTTTCTTCCAGCCTTTTGCAAATTTCTTCTATTGTTTTTTTGCCCATGTTTGGAACCCGATGAATTAGTCTGCTATGGCTCACATTCTCCACAAAATCTTCAAGGCTGACCCGCAGTAGGTCTTCGTTATAAAGACAGTTGTAAGCGCGTCGGCTCCACCAGATATCTTTCATTACTTTAGGCGGCGAGGGCCGTGATGCGCGGGCTGCTTCCCACAAAGCTTTCTTATCTATCTTTGCTACAATCTGCCTGACACGCTCGCGCGTGATACCATATTCATCTGCCACAGATTGCAGGGTACGTTTTTCTACCACACGCTTGTGGTAAACTTCTTCATTACGCGCCGTGTTCTTCATCGGTAATATCCTCTATGCTGCCCATTAGCTTTACAAAAATAGGGGTTTCGTCGCCAACCCAAGCGTCTACGACATTGAAGTACATAAACTCCACGGCTTCGTCGAACTCCATGCGGTCACGTTCGCATAGGACCGCGACACATCTATCAAAGTCGTAGGCGATTATATCCGGCTGGCCGCTTCTGCTTGCCACACCAATAAACGCATCATTAAAACCATCTGCTTTTAACATTAGAAAGGTGCCTCCGATTTCCCCCCGCCAAAGCTGGGTGTTGAAAATTCAATTTCCGCTGTGTCGAAAGAAGGTATTTGCCAGACTCTAACTGGTCTGCCTTTAATTTTAATCAGCCTACTTTCTCCGCCACGATCCCGTAGACGTTGAGCTATCTTATGAGCCTTGTACTCAAAGAACTTGTTACGCTTTAGGAAGTTTTCAAAATCTTTTAGCCGGAACAACGTGACTCCTGCCTCGTCGTCAGTCCAAGGCCGCTTGAGCAGGATTTCTTCTTTGTCGTTCGCTTTTTGTAGATGGACGCAAAACTCTTCTAAGTAATCGTAGAACTGGCCGCTAATGCTGGCGTCTTCTGCAACCTCTATGATGGCGCTTTCGTTGTCGCTCATCTCCGACAAAAGACCGCCAATGCGCCCTTCCCATACAGGCTTGGCTACACTGCGCGGCATAAAGTTTAGTTGCTCCATACAAGCCTTCTGAAATACGGGCTGACTCATTAGAGCTTCGGTATCTAATTCTAACGGCTCTCCGTTTACGTCCAAGAACCACACGGGCGGGTTGGAATTATACTTACGCAAATTAGCTATAGAAGCGCCAAGGGCCGCGGCCCCGATGCCGTGTTTTCTGGTCTGGCAAAGCTCTTTATTACAATGTGAACTAATCGGCGCGTCAGAGCACTTATAAGCATAGTCCTTTCGGTCTAGCTGCTTTGCCACAATATTGACCTCGCTCAACGGTAACGGCGGATCTAAATACGTCATATTGTAAGTAAGTAGTTCTGACTCGTAACTGTCGGGGTATGCCTTCTTTAGATATACTCCCAGATTAAAAAGACCGTTGTTACGCCCACCTTCAGATATCTTGCTCTTAGCCAAAATCTGCAAGCAGGGCGGCCCGTCTTTTATCGGAGTGCTCTCCTGTTGCTCGTCTAGCTGAAGTGTTATTATCTGTTCGGGTGTTTGCTTATACGTTTCATGTAAATCAAAAAACTCCCGCAACGTAGCGGATGTACCGTCGTCTTTAATTGCGTAGCGCAGGCCGTCTTCAGCATCATAATATGGAAGGTTTAAGAAGTTACCAACGTCCCCGCGGTCTAGATTAAGTTTTACCTGCTTGGGGAATATCTCACTGCCACCATAACCCAGTGCCGCCGATATGTTCTGCAACGTAGCCTGCATATCCTTTGCGTCTACAGGAGCCGTGGTAAACAAAAAACAATGCGCCCCGCCGGATTTTGAACGGCACACAATAAGCGGAAGCTTGAGCTTCCGTATTTTCTCCACAAGAAGCTTGTGGTCCAGCGGGTACTGATCAACGTCCACGCACCCCCAAACACACATGTTATCTTCGTTAATGGGTACAATTCCTATACCCTGTCCTTTGCCGGAAAGGTGACCTTCCCATAGAGCCGTGGTCCGCGGTTCGCGCACAATGGTGGCTTTACCGGTGTTCTTTCCGTTAGACTGCGTCTTTTCAATTTTATATGTGCCATAGGCTAACGCTAACCCATCAAATATGGCAGAAAACTTTTCTACAGACATGATGCCCCCAAAAGCAAGGAAGGGGCGACGTTATAACGCGCGTTATA